CGTTACAACTATTCCTAAAGACAACGTCAGTAATACATTCTTGATCGTTAAGGCTACAAATACAGAAGTGGAGAGTTTGTCTTCTCTTTTCAATGACGTTACAACTATTCCTAAGGATGCCGCCAGCACGTTTGACAGCATTTCTGGGTATAATGCAGATTATTATCATTTAAGTTCTGTATTTAAAGGCATTCCTGGAGAAATTGCATCTACTTTGACAGAGACAGGAACCTTGTTTGGATGCACTACAGGGTACAACTCCGACTACTACCATTTAAGTTCTGTATTTAAAGGCATTCCTGGAGAAATTGCATCTACTTTGACAGAGACAGGAAGTCAGTTTATGTCTGTGACAGCATTAAATTTTAACTTTAATGTGTTTGAAGATTTTGAACCAAATTCAGATGTGACTGTCGATGATGCTTTAGCTACAGAAAATTTAAGTGCAATAAATTCCGCAGCTTCTAATTTTTTAATTGTATCCAATAGATACACTGATACAGACGCTTCTGCATATTTAAATTTAGTAGAAGCAGCTGACTCACAACCTTTAGAAATAGGTATTAAAAATTCGATACACGAATTTGTGTTGTCTTGCAAACAAAGTGGTTTATGGGGATCAATTAATAACTGCTTTATCTTTTCGGGAGCTAAAACTTTAAGTGGAGCACTTGTTCCCCTTAAAGGCAACTCAGTATCATTTCACAACTTTGCATCTGGAAGGTATAACAGAAAGCGCATTCAAGGAAATGGAACTTCTTATATAACTCTTGGAGGAGCAAGTAGTACATTAAACAATTTTCATGCTGCTTCTCATAAAATAACATCTACTGGTTCAAGCGAATATTATTTCGGAGATGCAATTTCAACGACAATTCCGACGATCAATATGAGATCAGAAGGATCAACAAAACAAAAAACAACGACACTTTACACTCCAACTGGCGGTTCAGCAGGAGAAAGAGTAGGATTTCATGCTATAAACAGAAACGCAAACGGATCGTACGATATTCGGTACAATAGAACAAGCTTTACTGCTGCTCATGCAGCAAATCCTGCATACACGAGTCAAACGCTGACTCTTTTCAAAGTGGGGTCCAACACTCCGTCAACGGTAGGACTGTCTTTCTTTTCTATAGGAACTAGCTTGGATTTTGCTTTATACGAACAAATAGTTGGAAGATTAGTATATCACACTCAGTCTTATTCGACATAAATTTTACAATTTGAAATAAATAAATATAACTATATGATTAAACTCGACACAAAAGCATCCGGACAATTTTCAGTCTACATTCCAGACGATAGTGGAAATCTACAATTGGTTACTAAATCCAAAAACCTCGTTCTTAACACAGGTTTGGATGCTATTGGGTATATTCCATGGGCAAATTGCTTGACTACTGTGTTAGCAGGAAGCGGTACAACTAATCCTACTTCAACTGACTTATTAAGCAGCATTAGCTTTCACTCTGCTCCATTGTCTGCTACTGGTTCTCCAGCTGCCCCAGCTTGTTATACTTTAGTTGATTTAATCACAGCTCCGGTAAATTCTCCTTCCGATTTCCGAATTGGAAAGACATTCCAACTAACAAATACTTTATCGACTTCTGCAAACATCACAGAAGTTGCAATTAGTTGCACCACTACTCCTAACTTAACTTCATTATTTAGTCGTTCGAAACTCGACGATCCATTTATATTAAACAGTGGCAAATTTGCATACATCATTTACGAGCTGACATTGAAAACGGATCTAACAAGACAAGGATTTCAGGTAACTACAGACGGAACTCCTGAATTTTCGTTTCCGAATGATGCAGAATTAGGTTTATTTAATTGCCCTTATTCTTATTTAGAAAGCAACGGGGCTCTTCAAAATAACACATTTACCTTGGGACAAGCACCGTTTGAGCCTTGCAATCCTGAATACTATTTGTATTATTTGAGAACTAACCCGGGAGCTGCATATTTTGATAAGAAAAGAGATTGGTTTGAGCAAAATCAAACTAACTTATTAGCTTCCTTGAATGGAGAAACAACTGCTGGAACGTATACTAATTGTCACACAAATGGACATAAATTTTCCAATGATGATGGAGGAACATATATTCGTGGTACATACAAACGTATGAGACACATCATCGTTTCTCCGGAAGTTCCTGCTGTAGCAGAACCTATTTATGGATTTGCTATAGCAAACCTGTCGACAGTCACAAACGTACGTCAAAACGGACTTCAGTGCGTTTTCCCGACAACTCCTTGGACGAGACCAACAAACGTATTTACTAAAATATATTTTGAGCAGACCTGGTCTGCGGCATAACATAGCAAGTCTGAATAAATAATAGTGTTATGTTATTTACACTATTATTGGGACTGAGTGCGTTTTTGGTAGCGGGAAGTGCTGCATATTTTTCTGTGCTCGGCATAGCGACGTTGTTTTCCGGTAGCTACTTCCAGGTGATGATAATGGCTGGAGTATTGGAGTTCGGAAAACTCGTTGCTACATCATATCTTTATCGTTTCTGGAGTAAGACTGCTTGGTGGCTCAAACTTTATCTGTCTGCAGCAGTTGCTGTATTGATGGTTATTACTTCCATTGGAGTGTTCGGCTACTTGTCAGCAGCTTATCAAGTAAACTCAAGCAAAGTAACCCAAATCGATTCTCAATTAGTTTTAATCGAAGAACAAAAAAACTCAATTCAAACAGAAATTCAGCAAATAACATCTAGAATTGATACATTAAATTCATCTAGAAAATCCCAAGAACAAAGACTTCCGGCAATGTCTCGTACATCAGCAGCTCCTGTATATGAAGATATAAAACGATCAGGAGAAGAAATTCAAAAACTAACAAATAGGATACAAGAATTACAAACAGTCAAGTTTGACAAAGACACAGAAATTAATACATTAAAAGCAGAAGGGCATAAAAATAAAGATATCGGAACGTTTAAGTTTATTGCTCAAACTATTAACAGACCACTAGATACAGTCGTAATTGCGTTTATTTGCGTACTAATCGTTGTGTTTGATCCTCTTGCAGTAGCGCTCGTGTTAGCTTTTAACGTAGCTACAACCGGTCGGATGTTAAAGAAATCCCAGTCTCCTCAGTTGCTTGAGGAAACAGAAGAAAGTTCAATTGAAACCTTTGATGCTCCAGAGCCTTCAATTTCTGCCAGAGTAATTGGAATTAACGCTCCTACCCAATAAAAAACCCGGGCCATTTCTGACCCGGGTTAATTTTATAACTTGTACAATTTATTAGAAATCTCCACCGTCGACGATGAAGTCAACTAATCTAGAAACGTATTGCGTTCCAACTACGTTGCTGTTTGCAGAGAGGTTGTTTGTGACCGTCACTGTGTCGTTGAACGTAGCATAGCTGTCTACATTTAATGTGGAGTCAAAATCAACAGCACCTGTTACGTCCAGTGTATTGTTGAGCGTGGTGGCTCCTTCAATAGTGAGTGTTCCCAATGCTGAGACGGATGAGGCGAACGTTGCAGCACTAGTTACATCTAAAGTTGAATTTAGAGTTGTTGCTCCATCAACGTCTAATGTTCCAGTCAGATCTGCATTACGAGCATAGATATCTAAGCCATAATAATTGCCTGTTGCTGAAACGTTTCCAACGATTGTCAGAGCTTCATTTGGAGTTTCGGTATTTACGCCGACTTTGCCAGACTCTACCCATAAAGTAGCTGTACCAGCATTGCTGCCAATTTCCAAGCCGTTTCCACCATAAATAGTGTCACTAGCCGAAATGGAACCATTAACCGTTAACCGAATGCCACTAGCTGGAGTATCTGTACCAATAGCGACCTGTCCGCCAGTTCCGGTACCAGCAATGACCATGGCCATGTCTGATCCGTCTTTGAACTCAGCAACATTATGTACACCGTCAACTTGAGTGACCGTTAATGCTGTAGTACTACCGTTGTTTGTAACCGCAAACGCACTAGTTGTAGTGGTTTCAGTTTCAAGAGTAGTAATGTTGCCTAATACAGTAAAGTCTCCATTGACTGTTAGGTTTCCTTCAATTGTTGCATTCCCCGTAACAGTAGCAGTGTCAGTAGTAAATCCGTTACTAACCGTTAAGCCACCTTGAAGAGTGACAGCTTCGGATTCGACTTTTTCAACAAACCAATCATATGCGTATTTTTTAGTTACAGCATCTTGGTCGTTTACAGGATCAGCAATGTTGGTTATTCTATTAGCTCCTGCATCTATGACAGAATTAGAAGAAAATGTTGTTGAACTAAGGGTGGTTAGACCGGTGAAAGTCTTGTTACCTCCAATAGTTTGATCAGAAGTAAGATCCACGAACATTCCAGAACCAGCAATCGGAATGACTCCGGCGCTAGCTCCATAGTAAAGTACGGAATTTACTTCATTGAAAGCCAATTCGCCACCAGAAAGAGAAGCTGGAGGACCAGCTAGAGCTCCTGGTAGGGGAATACGGCGTTTGATGAGAATTGTATTGTATGCCATGATTTTTTAGTGTTTTAATTGTTGACTTAATTGTCTAACAATATTACTTATTATTTGCTGTATTTTTTTTGCTGATAATTACAGTACGTCCATTAAAAACTCCCACCGTCGAGAGGTTCTCCTGTGTCACTAGTTATGCTAGATCCCGCAATATTATCTAGAACCACAGTATCGTTGTTCGATTGATAGAAAATAACGTCTTCGGGTTTGCCAGAAGTAGACATTACAAACGTGTCGATATTACCTGGCTCACTGCTTAAGGGTTTTCTGAGTAAAATATTGGGAGCGTTATCAACTAAAAATTTTCTTAATTCTGCAGGAATTTGAGCTAGAAATTGTTTGTCAAAATCAACAACGTCTCCAGGAACGTATCTTTCTCGAACCCCACCATAATAACCATAAGCTTGAGATTTGTTGATTTGACGTCTCATTTTATTATTTAATTAGAAGGTTCCAGCGTCTACTGCTTCGCCGGTATCACTGATTATTCCAGAACCAGCAATGTTATCTAGAACCACGGTATCGTTGTTCGATTGATAAACTATTGTATCTTCTGATTTGCCTGATGTAGTTAACATAAACGTTTCAACATTTCCTGGTTCGCTGCTAAGAGTTGTTCTTAACACAACGTTTTCTTTGTTTTCTTCCAAGAAGCGTAAAGCTGATACAAATCTCATTCCTTCTTCTGAAAACGGATAGTTTATGCCATAAGGTCCAGGAACTTTGTTAAATTCCGTTACTTTAAATTCCTCAGGACATTCCGGAGGTCTTGGTGTAAGATAATAAGTTGGTTCAACAGCCAATTCCGAAGGAGTTTCACTATAATAGTCATATATACATTTGGCGGAATTTTGTACAGAATCTGGATAAGGTTGATAGATCTCAGGAGTATTTTCTCCTCCTTCCAAACGACCATAAGAACCTCCATCACTGACTTGTTTATCGTTTGGTCCAACATAAACCCCTCCTTCATATGAGTATTCAAAACGTTTACATTTAATGTACCACACATAATGTCCCATTAACGAATTCGTCATAGGCAAATACTCATCATCTCGTTCTGTTATTTCGTATATAGGAGCAGATCTTCCGCCTGGTCTATCCGCTCCATATTCAGTTAATTGAATTAAGTCTCCCGCTTTTGGTTCTGTACCACAACCAAATTTTTCATAAAAAGAAGAAATGTGAATTACAGCTGTCATATCACAGTCAGCCATTATACCAAATTTAGAAAGCATTAATGCATCATTTGTGATGTCAGTGAGCATTATTACTTCTTCTCTTCTACTAAATTTAGAAGTAGTATCTTCTCCATACAAAAAATTGTGGGAAGTTAATGTGTAACCATGCGTAAAATAAGTAGTGGAAGTTCCGTAATGTTCAATTTGTTCTTTCCACCACTTAGAATAATTCTCTCGTTCGTTAGCATTATTGTTTTTATTTAGATAACGAACGGCATTGACAGTTTTAAGCATGATTTATTTTGTTAATCCGTTTGGAATTTGTTTCCATTCGTTTGTGCTGAGATTGTAAATTCCTTTGTAGTTTTCGTTTTCGACTTCCCTTGTTGTTATAACATATTCAATAGGTCTAGTTGTTCCTATTGCAATTTTACCGCTTAGTTCTTTTGCAGCTCTGAGTATTCTTTCAGCTAACACACCTTCAACATCAACATCCATCATTTCTTTATTAACGACAATGATTACACGAAGTTCGCTGGACCGATTTTTGTTACCCGGAATTAAAGCAGGTCCAACTAAATAATAATTTTTAATCCTAGTTGGTTGATCTGATGCTATTGTTTCCAGGTCTTTAGAAATTTGACTGTGTATACTTGGAAGTAAAATTGGGATGTTTTGTGTTTCAGAAAAATAAAAAACCGTAGGGTCGAGTTGATTTGGACCAATTGGAATTTTGTAAATAGTTAAATAGTCTTCAATCCTCTTCTCAAAAATCGACTTCATATTATTATTTAATAAAAAAGCCCTATATGCATGCACATAGGGCTTTAAAATGACACTACAATTAAATTTAAAATTATCTAATAAAGTCTCCCTTTTTCACGGTCGATTTGACTTCAGGTTTGCCTTTTTGTAAATTATTTTTTTTGTCTCCTAAAGCTTTAGGCTCAGGGCTATTTTTAATTTTTCCAGTGTGAGCTTTTCCACCTTTTGGATGCAATTTACCAATCTTGTTTTTCTTGCTCATCAAAGTTTTGCCTTTGGAGTCATTCAAACCTTTTAATTTGTCCACAGACTCCTTCATGGCTTCTTCGGAAGAATCATCTTCAAATTCAGAGTCAAAGTCGTCTTCGGAATAATCTTCGCTCTCTTCTTCGGACTCTTCGAAGTCTTCAAGTTTGGCTAAAATGGAAGCAAGTTTGTCTTGTAGTCCTCTAAGGTCTGAGATTAAATCTCCTTCTTCCTCTTCTTCCTCTTCTTCCGTACTCTCTTCGCCGTCTTCTCCTTCAAGATCTAATTCGTCACTATCTGCTGGAATTTCTTCAGTTGAACCAATTGGCTCTTCTGGAGATAATTCTTCTTGTAATGTTTTCTTAAATAATGCTTCAAATGAATTCATAATAAAACTTTCTTTTTTAATTTTTTCTTTCTTTTCGTCTTCCTCTTCTTCTTTATCGGAAGTAGGATCTACGTCTGTATCTTTCATTTCTTTTCCTTTTTCTGGTTCAGTAGACTTAGCTGCAGCAGAATTTGGCATACTGGATTTTTCAGCTTTTGGTTTTGATGTATTACCTGTAGTTTGCTGATGATTAGGTCCTTGTTTTACTTTTGCTTTGTCTGGCCCTTCGACTGGTTTTGGTTTAGAACCAAAAAATTCAGCTTTTGATTTGATGTTGCCAACTTCGTCTTGTGATGGATTTTCTAAAGCATGTTTTTCAGCTTCATTAAGCAATATTTGTTCGTATAAGTCGGAAAGAGGATTTTTCATGATACAATTTTATTTATCTAAATTTATATTTTTTTCACCTAAATATTAAATTTCTAAAGTAAAATTAGGATTGCGGTATTCAAAACCTACTGGGATAGGTGTTGCTGTCGGCGTTGGAGTCGGCGTTGGAGTTGGAGTCGGCGTTGGAGTTGGAGTCGGCGTTGGAGTTGGAGTCGGCGTTGGAGTTGGAGTCGGCGTTGGAGTTGGAGTCGGCGTTGGAGTTGGAGTCGGCGTTGGAG